ATCTCTGCCTGGGGCTGTGGCAGCCACTGGCAAGTGGTGTATTCGTAGAGATATTCCAGCATGTGGTCAGGGGTCTTGGTGTCCAATCTTCCAGCAACCCCCTGCTCGTATTGCAGCCAGGACATGATCGGCTGGTTGAACCGGTTGTTGATGGTCATCAGATCGACGGCGTTGACTTGAGCGGCTTGCGCCAGAGAGGCCTTGGATGCGGAGTAGGACGATTTGTATTCCCGGGTCACGTTCTCCGACCCTCGCGCGGTTGCCATTCCCAGGCGACGGATAATGGAATTGAACATGGTGTCGTAGCCGTCGGGTGCGGCCCGGTTTTCAAAAAAGTGCGGGATCTCCCGATTGCCGCCCTGGAGGATGGTCCCCTTGTCCATCTCGATGATCCGCTGGGTGATGTCCGTGCGGGCCTGGGCCTGGGCGTTTTCAATGAACATGACAAACAGGTTGGAGATAAGCGAACGGACCAGGGCGGCCCCGACAAAGTCCTTGTTGTCTCTGAGCTCGGTGATCACCGGGCCGAGCAGGGAATCCTGCCGATACTCGGACACACCGCGCACACCGGTCACCATCAGCACGCGGGGGAGACCGGTGGCCTGATCAACAACATCGATCTCCTGGCAGGCAGAGGCGGGAGCGTATCCTGTCGCGCAGGTGGAATATTTTTCCGGGCGAACCAGGAAGATGGATTTAGGGGATCCGTAGTCATCGATCTTGATGCCGTCGTAAATGGGTTCACCCGGCCGATCAGCGGGGGTGACCAATCGGCCGGGATCAATGGGGAGAATGGCAATAGGGGATGGAGCAAACGGGCGATCGCGCCAAACGATCTGAAACAGGCCGATGCCGTCCAGTTTCCACATGAAATATGCGAGCTGCTGGAGCCCGTAGATGTTCAGCCGGGAGGTGGCGTCGCAGAAATTCCGACAGTCGAGACCCCAACGGTTCCATCCGCGCAGGGCCTGACGCCGGTAGGTGTCAGCCCATTTGCGGTCCCGGCCCAGGGCTTCAAAATCAGGCGACGGGTGGGGGGTGACGCCGATACCCACGGCCTCGACAACAAGGGACTCGAGCAGCCCGTGTGCCATGGCGTCGTTGGTATAGAGATCCAGAGCGCGGTTGGAAACGCGATGTTTCTCCCGCTCGGCCATGATCTGATTGACCAGGGCATCGGTCCAGGAAGTGAGATGCCCCTGGGCGGATGCGCCCTCTCTTCTGGTCTGCCGGCCAAGGCGGCCCCGATTGACTGGACGCATGGCCATCAGCATCCCCTCCTGGGCGAGCCAATGAGGGACCGGGCGAAAATGGTGCCTTGGGTGGAATTCGCTTCCTCGCCCTGGATCTCCCGACGAAGCAAACGCAGCTTATCCAGGTCGGCTCGGGTATATTCCACCCCGTCAAGGCTGTATGACTGACCCAGAGTCAGGATGGAAGAGATGGCGGTATCTATCTGTGCAACGGTGAGAGACATGGGGCTCCATGGGACAAGGTGGCTTCGATTGACACCGTTGTAGCACATGAAGCGGAGTGAAGGTCAAGGTACCTGAGTTCCATTTTGGAACTCAGGTAGTTTTGTCCACAGGGTTTTCCACAAAAAAAGCCCACCGGGGAGGGTGGGCTTGTATAAACAGCACTTCTAAAAAGGCCTGATTATTTTTTTTCGGTCCTGCTTTCCTTGATGGCCGACCTCATTTCATCACGGAAGTCTTCAAGGAATCGTCGGTTTGCTTCCTTGTTTTCGTCAACCTGACGTTGAACCGAAGTGTTTATTCCGTCAATCTGACGTTCAATCGAAGTATTTATCCCGTCAATCTGCTTTTGGAAAGAATCGTTTGCTACCGACTGAGAATAGTGGAACCACATTGCCTGCAATGCAAACAACGCGACCAGTACGCCAGAAATGCCTATACCAATATTGATGAGAGATCGTCGTAGGCCGGTCGTGTTTTTCTCGATCGTTTCCAGCCGTCTATCCATACTGGCAAACTTCTCATCAAACAGCTTTTCCGAAGCTTCAATTTTAGCACCGAGCCCATTCAATTTTTCATCAAAAAGCTTCTCGTGCATATCGTCACCGTCTACAGCATCCTGTTGGTAAGGACAGTTTTCTACTGCGTTCTTTACTAATTTTTTAGCTACGTTCCCTGCTATTATCGAAACATATCCATAATCTACAGTAGATGTGTCGTCTCCATAGTCCGCAGTTGTACCGCTGTCCGCCCCCCACTGAGAACGGAGGCGTGCGAGGTCTCTCTGCGATGCGTCCGTCGAAGTTTTGCCCATGATCGAAGCCTTGCCTCAAATAAACAACTCATTCAATAGGTCTACAAAATGCTTCTCATAGTATGTATCTGCAAAAGTAATAACCCGATCAAAAAAATCTTTATCAAGCCCTGATTCCTGTTCGTGATTGTTTATATCCACAACAGCTGAGATTGTTTTACTATCCTTGTCCGAAGAATCAAAAACACAACGTATCCCAAATTCCCCATCTTTCAACATAAATCGAAATCCGGACTCGGCAATGTCGCTGCCACCTGGGATACCAATTTTTTCAGCAATAAAAAATGCTGCTCCGTCTGTGCGATATCTCTCCGGCAGGAGAATATTTATATTGAAAATTTTGCCGACAAGCTTCAAATCGTTTGTGGTTCCACCCGTTTTTTCAAGAAGAAAGTCATAAACCGTTCTTGTTATTCCCGAGATTTCGTGAAACATATCGCGATTTGTTTCACGATACACGACGGACGAACCCTCGATAACAATATTTCTTTGCCCCTTGTTATCTGCAAATATAAAAAAAGGAGCATTCACTGGTGGAAAAGCAGGTGCTGCAAAGGTGCTGGTCCCATGTTTCGTCCGCAGCCTTCTGTAGAGATCCCTGGGAAAGTCAGCTGGAAAAAGCCAGGGGACATTCGTTTTGATGCCCATGGCTTGACTGGTCACATTGATATCGTCTGAAGTAAACATCACCTGAGTCCTTACTTTTTTTTCATCACTTATCTCGAAAAACGCAAAAAAACAACTAGATTTATTTTTTTTTCTATCCTATGGGCTATTGTTCTTCGTATCTTGAAGCAAAAACGCCCCGAAAATTCGGGGCGTTTTTGCGTGGTTTTTGGAGCAAACCGCGACGGATCAAATAGAACCTAAAGGATCTTGTCGTTCTGACAACAATTGCCTTGATAATGGCGAGCGTTTTTTCCGGATGGACAGGTGTATGTTCCTCAACATCCCCACTCTTATAGCTTTCGTACATTATTCCCCCTCAATACTCTTAAACCTCATCCCACACACCGAACACGTGTGATACCGTTCCCGGCACCCGTGATCCCAGGCCTTTGTCTTCCTCACGCCCATATTCCCGCCCTTCAAATGCGCCCCGCACACCGGACACAACACCCCTTCCACAGGGGAATAATCCACGGCATCCGAAGAGAGCACCGTGGTCACGATCTTTTTCAATATTTCCGGCGAAACTCCAGGGCCGGGTTGCTCGGCTGTCATCATCTGTTCCATCATATCTCCTTGTCTCATCATGCCCAGGGGTTGATCTTCATTCCCGAAAGACCGTTTCCGGCCTGGACTCCTGATCGGGGAATCGGGTTCTCGGGCAAAACATACTGAGGACCGGGCAGCTGCTGGAGCCTCGGGGTCCAATCCGCATGGGCGCATGCGGCCGCGTACACTTCGCAGTCCAGAAGATGGTTTGCGCGGCTCCCGGCATCCCACAGCGCTCTGCCGTTCTTCCCTTTTCCTGGAATGCGTTTTTCAGACGTGATCTGCTTGACGTAATCCTCGGCAACATCCCGATGAAGCCACATGGGTTGCCGGGAATCCTTCTTGAGGCGGACCATGGCGATCTGGTCCTTGAGTTCCACGGTATCGAGCAAGCGGATCACAATGGGGGTTTGAAATTTTGCAGGCACACCCGGTTCGATCCCCACCTTGCTGGCACGAACTACCTGATCCTGTGCCCGACTGGCACCCTTGACGGCATGCACCTTGTCCATGTCGAGGCCCCTATCTTCCAAGCTCAGAATCCAACGCTTGGTTTCTTCACTCTGGGACCAGCCCTGCGTCTTATCCTGCCCCTCGGCGGCTCCGCCCATGTCGATCCCCGCTCTCCAGATGCCCATTTCCTCATCCATGCCATCCACCGGCCACGTTGTATCGAATGCCATGCGCTCCACATCATCCCACGAATCCAGCCATCCATATTCCACCAACCACGACTCCCCGGACTTGGCCCATGCCCGGACCACATAATAGAATCCGAGCATCTGCACATCGATGCCCATGGTCAGGGCCACGGCCCCGGCCGGGACAACCATGGGCGGACAGTCCGGGCGGATCATGTCGCGGACGCGGTCTTCGTCGGTCTGTACGCTGACCACCTTTCCGGGCATGGCCTTATGGTTGTTGTCGAACCTGGTCAGCTGCCCCGGGGTTCCGGCCTGGTGGGCCAGGAACCAGTCGTGGGCGACCTTGGACAGGGAGACATACCGGGATACCCAGGATGGCAGGTGGAAGCCCACCGTTTCCGGGTTGGACACTGGTGTTTCCGTCCACCAATGACCACCGGCGACTGCGAGATTGCGGATGTGATCGTTCCACTGATACCCGCAGCACTCGCACTCGTACCATGCGAGCTTCTTGTGCAGGATCTCCTTGGCATCTCGTATGCCATCAGGAACCTTAATCCGATCCTTGGTCATGATCTGGGCGGTCCGGCAGGCAGGGCACACGGCCTTGAACTGGTAGATCGCCTGGGCCTGATTTTTCATGTCCTTCCAGATAGTGCCCTCGTCTTCGGTGCCCCGGGGTTTCGATACGCGGATGATCTTGGAGTCATGTTGGTACGAGATGGTCCGCTCCTCCATGGTGGAGACAGAGGACTTGTCCATATTGGCGTCTTCTTCATCGATCATGAGGACACGCAGCGAGACCGAAGACATGGACGATTCCGAGCCCGACCACAGCCCGTAGATGGTGGCCCCCTTGAGCAGGATCTTGGTCTTCTGGATGGCCTGCTTGTCCGGGATCAAATCTTTTCTGAGC